TTTCATAATTTCATACACTTTGTCGTGGTTATACTTAACAGTGTCACCTTTCTTATTCGTGAATACAATTACTTGATTTTTACCGATTAGAGACTGTCTTACTACAAATCTCTTTGATTTCATTAAATTTTTCATAATTAGTTTGTTTTATTTAGTTATTAATTTTGTTTGTTATTTATATTATCTTACTTACATCGAATTTATATTGTGTAAAGTATATAGTTTGTTTACTTGTTATTATTAGTTAGTAGGTATTACTCTACATCTCTACACGTGTGACTAACAATTATTTGTTTTTCACATTTATAATATCTTGTAGTAAACGAATTTATGTTGTGACAAGTGTACGTTTCTACTGTATTATTTTTTCCGTTCATATATATTATCTTCGAGTGTTCGAATTTATGTTGTGACAAGTGGCGGTGGCGCGCTGCTATACATCGTGCTATACACGAGTGCCTTTCGACACTTCGTGTTTCACACTTCGTTTTACCTACAGAACGTAGGTATGTTGTTAGTGTTTGTGTACGACTTGTACTTCTTGAAACAGTTCATTGAATCAAATCTTTCTTTGTTACGTGTATATACTTCGTCATGATTGTAAGTAACTTCTTTACCTTTTTTAGTAGTGAATGTTATTACTGTGTTAGTACCGATTAAAGATTTTCTGATTACGAATCTTTTAGTTGTGATGTTGTTTACTTTGTTTGACATGTTAGTTTGTTTTAAATTATTTATTCGACTTACATATATAGTATCTGTATACAGTCGAATTAAGTTTGTGAGTGACGGCGGTTGGCATGCTATACATACCGCCTGGCGCTATGGCCATTGCTAAAAAACCTGGGGGCCTATAAGCAAAACGCAAAAAAGTCTATGCAAATATATATTTAGCAGGGGGGCCTGGGTTTTGTACAAACGATTTCACAAAAAGAAAAAGAGCGGGAGGATAGGGTGCAACACTCTACTCCTACACAAGTAAATATTATTTTTTCTATGTAATAATACTATATATGACAGGCTCACCAATAAAACTAACAAAACAGAAATTATCAGCTAAGGCTGCGGCAGCTAAAAAACGTAGAGATATAGCTATGGCTAAAACACCTACGCGTAAAGCTCGTAAAGCACAAAACCAAAGGCTAGGTCAAAGATCTGATAGTGACATACACCACATGCCAAATGGCAAAGTAAAAAGAGTGAGTATAAAAAGTAACCGAGGTAATTTTGGCCGAGGTACTAAAAATGAATAATTAACCAATACATAAAACCAAAAACTATGACTTATTTGTATTACAAGACTAGTACATATACTAGCAACCAAAAACCGAACGAGAAAACTATTAACCAGTGGAAACATTTAGCTACTAAAGCTAACTGGCGTATTACGCAACTAGCTAATGGTTATTATCAAACAGAGTGTTCAAACCCTGATAATGAAGAGTGGCACGCTGTAACAAGAAGAGAAACAGTTGAAGGCGCTGAAACAGCAATTAATGGTAGCATCGATCACTTCTCTAAAAAATTAGAGGCTACAAAAGGCCCTAAAGTTATAAAAACATTTGAGTAGAAACTAAATTAAATTAAATTAAATGGAATATAATCTACCTAGTGAGATTGTCAAAGACGTAAACTTTGGCGATAACGCTAAAAAACGAATAATAGCTGGCGTAAGTAAGCTGGCCCAAGCCGTAAAATCCACATTAGGCGCAAGCGGTAAGTGCGTCATATACGAAGATGGACGCGGTAAACCGGTAATCACAAAAGATGGTGTAACCGTTGCAGAAAGCGTAGTCTTATTTGATCCGGTTGAAAACATGGGTGCTACTTTAATTAAAGAAGCTGCAAGAAATACAGTGAAAGAAGCAGGTGATGGTACTACTACAGCTACCGTCCTTGCTGAAGCACTTATAAAAGAAATTAACCACGAGCAAAACCATAATGTTTCTACTAGAGATATTAAAAGTGGTATTGCTTCTGGTGCTAAAAAAGTAAACGAATACCTTGATAGTATTAAAATTGAGGTAAAAGATGACATGTTAGATAATGTTGCTGCTATTAGTTGTAACAATGATGAAGAACTAGGTGCTATTATAGCCGACGCTTATAAAAAAGTTGGTAGTGATGGAGTTGTTTTAATGGAAAGCTCTGAAACTGATGAAACTTATGTTGAATTAGTTGACGGTGTACAGCTTGAGTGTGGTTTAACATCACCTCATTTTGTTACAGACACAGAAAAACAACGTGCGGTACTAGATAATCCACTAGTTTTAATAGTAGCATCTGAAATACCTAACGTTAGAAAGATACAAAACATACTAGAGTTTGTTATTAAGAATAATAAATCACTTTTAATCGTGGCTTCAGTGTCACAACAAGTAAAAAGTGCGTTACTTATGAACAAAGTCAAAGGTAATATCAAAGTGAACATTATAGATTTACCTGGTTTTGGTCCTACTAAGAACGATACGTGTGAAGATTTAGCTATTTTAACTGGAGCAACGGTAATTAACGAAGAATTAGGTGATGATTTAGATGGAATATCACTAGATATACTTGGTGAAGCTGAAAAAGCGGTTACAGATGATAAAAATACAGTAATTACGCTTGAAAATATTGATGAAAGTGTAAAAAACCGTATAAAAGAAGTTAAAAAACTGTACAAAGCAGAAAAAAATGGCTTTTTGAAGAAAAAAATACAGCAAAGAGTAGCAATGTTATCAGGAAGCGTTGGAATCGTGCGTGTTGGCGCTAACTCGAAAGTTGAGCTAAAAGAAAAACGTGATAGAGTAGAAGATGCGATATATGCTACTAAAGCTGCATTAAAAGAAGGTATAGTACCTGGCGGTGGTATTGCATTACTAAACGCATCGGAAAGAATACCGTATGCAAACGTAGGTGAAGCAATACTATTAAACGCTATAAAAGCTCCTTATAAAACTATATTGTCTAATGCTGGTATAGATCAAACTGAAGAGCTTGCTAGAGGCAACGGTATAAATGTTATTACAGGTGAAGAAGTTAATATGATTGAATCAGGTATTATAGATCCTGTACTTGTAACTAAAACAGCACTTAAAAATTCTATTTCTGTGGTGACTACTATTATATCTGCTGATTGTGTAATTTCAAATATTAGGATCAATGAAGGCAGTTAACCATTACATAGTAATAGATCCTATAAAAAACGAGCCTAAAAAAGTTGGTGGTTTAATATTAACTGACGAGGTAAACGAAGACAATAGGTATTTAAAAGCAAAAGTTGTATCTGTTGGTAACCTTGTAGAAGGTATACACATAGATGACATAGTGTACTACGACAGACATGCAGGCCACGGTATACAACATAAAGATAAATTTTACGGCGTTATAAAACAAATGGACGTCGTACTTATAGATTAGACCTAAACTATGAACCAAAACCCTAAAACTTAAAACGTAAAATCAACCTAATTATTAATTAACAAAAACAAAAAAAATGAAAAAATTTCTTTATTTTAATGACGATGACAATGATGTAGCAATGTACCCTGTAGAAAGCTTAATAGGTGTTACTTGTGCTTCAAACACAGCTACTATATTAAACTTCGTAAACACTTTAGGTCCAAACGCAAGTGAAGACAAAAGAGATAAAATTACACTTACTCACGGAGCAGGAGGTGAAATTTTAATTATGAAAGCATTAGCTAGAGCTATAAATGCTACTGGACCTCAGTATTCTGACGGTTTAATTGTTGTTGCAGATGATGTTGATGGTGTGTATTTAGACGCTACAATAACTGCAGTTGACATTGATCTTGATTCATAGTAATTGAGATTAACCGCGCAGGATCTGCGTGAAATGAATATCCTTAAGTATTACAGGCTCACAAGAAAGTGGGCTTGTAAGACTTACGGATTAACAGATGCAGATTTAGAATTATTAATTTACTTAGATTGTAAAAAAAGATTTACACGAAAAGAATTTATAGATGGTACTTATACCATGAGCTGGGATAAAAACCGGTGGGAAAAACTAAGAAGAGAAGGTTGGATCGAAGTGTGGAGACAACGTAATAGAACAACTATTAAATACTCTATATATAAAACTTCTTTTCAATGTTCACAATTAATAAGTAGAATATATAGAGTACTTTTAGGTGAAGAAGATTTACCAACTTCAGAAAGAAGTACATTTTATAATAATAAATCATATACAGATAAAGTTTACAATAAAGCTATAGATGATATGATAAAAGATAAAGACAGATAATATGGCGTTTAAAATGAAAGGTTTTAGTGGCTTTGGTAATTCACCAGTAAAGAAAAAGTTTCCGATAGATAAAGGTAAAACTTTTGACATAGATAAAATAACTGATGAAGATGAAGAAAGATTTTTAAGAGAACAAAGAGAAGAAAGAGTTGCATATTCTGAGTTAGACGAAAAAGGCAAAGCTATTTATAACAAGTTAAAAAAAGAAGGTAAAATTAGGTTTTAAAATAATATGGGATTTAAACTAGGCAAAGGTAGAGTACAAAGTATGTATGGTGGAGTTATAAGTAAAAAAATGCGCTTTGGCCAAGAGGCAGGTAGTGACGCTTCTGTGCCTGGCACGCCTGTTGTTAGAAAACCATTAGGAGAAGGAATATTAGGTGAAGCTAATATGGATGGTAGTATATATATTAACGAAAGCATAGTACCTGGTAGTAAAGAAGAAGCTCAAGTAATTAACCATGAAATGAGGCATGCTACAGATATGAGAACAGGTAAGTTAGCTTATGGAGATGATTTTGTTAAATGGAACGGCAATATATACCCAAGAGAAGATAGAAACGGTAAAGATATGATAAAAGTAGATGGTCAATGGAAAGAAGCAGGTACACATGACTTCCCTTGGGAAGAAGAAGCAAATAACGGAAATAAAAACGTATGAGTATATTAGGAAAAATATTTTCAAGTGGAGCTAATGAATTAGTAAAAGGTGTAGGTGGCGTAATAGACGAACTACACACTTCAAAAGAAGAGAAACTTGAAGCAGAAAGAAAAATAAAAGATATGATAATGGGTTACGAAGCTAATATGCAACAGCAAGTGACTAAAAGATGGAAAGTCGATATGGCCTCTGATTCTTGGTTATCAAAAAACATAAGACCTTTAGTTCTTATATTTCTAGTAGTATCAACAGTGTTAATGATATTTATTGACGCTGGTGTTATTGCTTTTGAAGTAAAAGACACTTGGGTTGATCTATTACAATTAGTATTAATAACCGTGATCGGTGCCTACTTTGGTGGTAGATCACTAGAAAAAGTAAAAAAATAATAAAATGGGATATATTTCAAAATTAATTAAACCAACGCCTCCTGTAGCTACAATGATACAGTCTGATAAATCAGATTTTGCTTTTGGAGCTGGAGACGTTGTTTGTGACTGGACTGAGTTTGAAGTTCCAGTAGGAACAGTAAAGTTAGAATCTGTAATGCTATTAATATCTGGTGAAAACGCTGGTATTCAAACTTCTAGAGACATGGTTTTGTATTTTGCCAAAGGTAACGTAGATGGTACGGCTCCTTCTTCTTTAGGTACAGGTAACGGATCTGCTAATGGAAAAGGTTTTTACAATAATATTTTAGGACATACTGTAATTGATGTTCTTAATTATGACGCTAGATTAGATTTTGCTTCTATCGTAACAGCCGGAACAACAAACACAGACTCTAGTATGAATCATACTAATTTAGTATTTACAGCAGAAGAAGATCTTCAAAATCCACATAAGCTATACGTTGCTATAGTAGGTGGCGCTAGTTTTGATCATGATTTTTCTACGGGAGTATTATTAAACGATGCAGACAATGTTGCTGCTGGCGACACTGCTTTGGTAACAGACGGTATAGACGCTGATAAAGTGTTTAATCCTGGAGATGTAATACTTAAACATGATTCTGATACGGTTGTAGGAACTGTTAAATCTGTTAGTGCTAATCTAATAACACTAGAAAGTGGTAGTGGGGTAGCTATAGCAGATGACGATGAGTTAGTACATCAAAGTCCAATAAAGATAAGATTAGGGTTTCAATATTAAATAAATTAAATTAAATTAAATAAAATGGCAAAAACAAAAAAGAAAGCTGAAAAAGCTACAAAAATTACAAACGAAGAATTAAATAAAGTACAATCAGTAATTAACAATATTAATAGAGCGCAGTTAGAGATTGGATCTATAGAAAGTAAAAAACATAATCTTTTACATCACGTGTCTATATTGCAAGAACAGTTAAATAAAATGCAAGTCGAATTTGAAAAGAATTATGGTACAGCTGATATTAACATTCAAGATGGTACTATAAACTACACAAAAGATGAGCAAACTAATTAGAAAAATTACTGTAGGTAAAGACTACAAGGAAAACGCTATGCACTACGCTGTAGGCCAAGATGTTTATGGTGGGCATACTATATGTGACATAATAGAAGAAAAAGATAAATATTCTATTTACATTAGAAAAAACAAAGACGTGTTACCTTGGAAAGACTTTAATAAAAATATGGCAGTGTCTGTAGAGTATAATTTAGAGTACTAATGAAAGCACCTTTTGACTTTGTTATAGAGCCAAAAGGTAATAGATACAACAATACTAAAAAAGTTGGTGATAAAAATCTTATATTAAACACTGAAATATTTAATCATCAATATATAAATAGAGAAGCCATTGTTAAATCTATACCTACGGCTTATAGTACTAAAATAAAACCAGGCGATACAATTGTTGTGCACCACAATGTATTTAGACGTTGGCACGACGTTAAAGGTGTTGAAAAAAACAGTAGAAGTTATTTTAATGAAAACACATATCTTGTAAAACCAGATCAAATATTTTTGTATAAAAGAAATAATAAATGGTTAGCTACAGATGGATATTGTTTTGTACAACCAATAAAACAAAGAGATAAACTAAAATCAGGTGAAGAAGAAGAGTGTGTAGGCATAGTTAAATATACTGACGGCGTTAACAACATTGGTGATCTTGTAGGTTTTACACCTTTTTCAACTTATGAGTTTGTAATCGACGGTAAAAGATTATATAGAGTTTTAAATAAATTTATTACAATTAAATATGAATACGAAGGAAACGAAGAGGCTTATAATCCAAGCTGGGCACAGAGCAGTTGAAGAATTAATTAACGTTGCAAAAGAAAAGATTATTACTAATACAGAAGATGACGTTAGTGCTGATAGATTAAAAAATGCTGCAGCTACTAAAAAACTAGCAATATTTGACGCATTTGAAATACTTAACAGAATACAAGAAGAAGAAAACTTGCTTGAGGGCAAAACACCTGAAAAGACAGAGAAAAAAGCTTTTAAAGGATTCGCAGAAGGTAGATCTAAGTAATGTACAAGCAAAATTTAGTTAAGGTCGTAGAACCAATAAAAAAAACAACAATCACACGGATGAACCGTGGTAAAAAATGGAAATATGGATACAATAAAGAACATGATATTATCGTTATATCAAAAACTGGTAAAATTGGTGAAATACTTGAAATACAAAATTTGCGGGTGGCTTTGCCGTTGCTGCCAGTGCGACTGCAGCACAAAATAGGTAAGTGGCAAAAAATAGAGTATCCAAAACAACTAAGTAAACTTAAAAATATATTTGATTGGAGATCTTATCCTGAAGATCAAAAAGAAGAGTGGTATGATTATATAGACGAAGAGTTTAAACGTAGAGATGAAGGCTTTTGGTTTTTAAATAATAACAAGCCAACATATATAACAGGTAGTCATTACATGTATTTGCAGTGGAGTAAAATAGATGTAGGTGCACCTGATTTTAGAGAAGCAAATCGTTTGTTTTTTATATTTTGGGAAGCTTGTAAAGCTGACAAAAGATGTTACGGTATGTGTTATCTTAAAAATAGACGTAGTGGTTTTTCTTTTATGTCTTCAGCCGAAACAGTTAATTTAGCAACAATATCGAGTGATAGTAGATATGGTATATTATCTAAAAGTGGTGCTGATGCTAAAAAAATGTTTACGGACAAAGTTGTTCCAATATCGGTTAATTATCCTTTCTTTTTTAAACCGATACAAGATGGTATGGATAGGCCTAAGTCTGAGCTTGCTTATCGTGTACCTGCAAGTAAGTTTACGCGTAAAAAAATTACTGCAAACGAACAGCAAGAAGACTTGGTTGGACTTGATACTACTATTGATTGGAAAAATACAGGTGACAATAGCTACGATGGAGAAAAGCTTAGTTTACTAGTACACGATGAGAGCGGTAAATGGGAAAGACCTGATAATATATTAAACAACTGGCGAGTAACAAAAACTTGTTTACGTTTAGGTGCTAGAATAGTAGGTAAATGCATGATGGGTAGTACTAGTAACGCATTAGATAAAGGTGGTGGTAATTTTAAAAAACTATACAATGACTCAGACGTTACTAAGCGTAACAGAAATGGACAAACAAAGTCTGGTTTATATTCTCTTTTTATCCCAATGGAATGGAACTATGAAGGATTTCTTGACAAATACGGACAACCAGTATTCAATAACCCAGATCATGATGTATACGGACCAGACGGTGAACTAATAGATTATGGAATTATTGACCATTGGAATAACGAAGTCGAAGGTTTAAAAGGAGACTCAGATGCATTAAACGAGTTTTACAGACAGTTTCCAAGAACTGAAGAGCATGCGTTTAGAGATGAGGCAAAAAACAGTATATTTAATTTAACTAAAATATACGAGCAAATAGATTACAACGAAGGTGTTGGTGCTCAAGGAAATATAAGTAAAGGAAACTTTCAATGGGTCAATGGTGTTAAAGATACTCAAGTAATATTTTATCCAGATCCAAAAGGTAGATTTAATATAAGTTGGGTACCACCAAGTCATTTGCAAAATAGAATAACAGTTAAAAACGGCATTAAATATCCTGCAAACGAACACATGGGTGCTTTTGGTTGTGATAGCTACGATATATCAGGAACTGTAGATGGCAAAGGTTCTAACGGTGCGTTACACGGCTTAACTAAGTTTAGTATGGAAGACGCGCCACCAAACCACTTTTTTTTAGAATATATATCAAGACCACCAACTGCTGAAATATTTTTTGAAGACGTGTTAATGGCTTGTGTGTTTTACGGTATGCCAATACTTGCAGAAAATAACAAACCAAGATTGTTGTATCATTTAAGACGTAGAGGTTATAGAGGTTACAGTATGAATAGACCAGACAAAATTTGGAATAAACTATCAACTTCAGAAAAAGAAATAGGTGGTATACCTAATACAAGTGAAGATATAAAACAAGCTCATGCGGCTGCTATTGAAATGTATATACAACAGCATGTTGGTCATTTACAAGATGGTGTTTATGGTAATATATATTTTAATGAAACGTTAAATGATTGGGCTAAATTTGACATAACTAAAAGAACAAAGTTTGATGCCTCAATAAGTTCTGGTCTTGCTATTATGGCTTGCAATAGAAACTTGTACAGACCAAACGCAAAAATTGAAAAACCTAAATTAAACATAAGTATTTCTAAGTATACTAATACTGGTAATACATCAAAAATAATAAAATAAAACATGGCAGAATACGTTAACAATTATTTTCCCAGTCAAGTTGTAAGTGACGCTGAAAAGCTTAGCTATGACTATGGATTAAAAGTTGCCAAAGCTATAGAGCACGAGTGGTTTAACAAAGATCAAGGACTTAATAGATACCACAAGCATTACAACGATTTTCATAGATTAAGATTATACGCGGAAGGTAATCAGTCAATACAAAAGTATAAGGACGAATTATCTATAAATGGTGACTTAAGCTATTTAAATCTTGACTGGACACCAGTACCTATTATACCTAAGTTTGTTGACATTGTAGTTAACGGTATGTCTGATAGAAGTTACGAAGTAAAAGCTTACTCACAAGATCCTTACGGAATAGAAAAAAGAACTAAGTATATGCAGTCTATAATAGACGACATGAATACTAAAGAAATAAATGATTTTGTTCAACAACAGTTTGATGTAAATTTATACGAAAACGATCCAAATACTTTACCAGAAACACAAGAAGAATTAGAGCTACACATGCAACTTTCTTATAAGCAAGCTGTAGAACTAGCAGAGGAACAAGCTATAAACGTTTTGATGGATGGTAGTAAATACGAACTGACTCAAAAAAGATTTTATAGAGATTTAACAGTTTTAGGTATTGGTGCTGTAAAAACAGAATTTAATACTTCAGAAGGTGCTATTGTACAGTATGTTGATCCTGCAGATTTAGTGTATTCTTATACTGAGTCGCCTTATTTTGAAGATATATATTATGTAGGTGAAGTCAAAACTATACCTATAAATGAACTAGCAAAACAATTTCCACATTTAGATCAATCAGATTTAGAAGAAATAATTAGTTCAAGATCTTTGTATACTAACAACTCTTACAAAAACGCTAGTAGCTACGACGAGTTTGATAATAACAAAGTACAAGTGCTTTATTTTAATTACAAAACTTATATGAACGAAGTTTATAAATTAAAACAAACTGCTACGGGTGCTGAAAAAGCAATAGAAAAAGATGATACTTTTAATCCACCAGAAGATATGGAAGGAGGATTTACTAAGTTGCATAGAGCTATAGAAGTTTTATACGAAGGAGCTATGGTCGTAGGAACTAATAAACTATTAAAATGGGAAATGGCTAAAAACATGATGAGGCCAAAAAGTGATTTTAACAAAGTTAAAATGAACTATAGTATAGTGGCGCCTCGTATGTATAAAGGCAATATAGATTCATTAGTAAAACGTATAACAGGTTTTGCTGATATGATTCAATTAACACATTTGAAGTTACAGCAAGTGATGTCGCGTATGATACCTGATGGTGTTTATTTAGATGCAGACGGACTTGCTGAAATAGATTTAGGTAACGGAACAAATTATAATCCACAAGAAGCTTTAAATATGTTTTTCCAAACAGGTAGTGTTATAGGTAGATCTTTTACACAAGATGGTGATATAAACCCTGGTAAAGTACCAATACAAGAAATAACGTCTGGTAGTGGTGGTAACAAAATACAAGCTCTTATTGGTAATTATAATTACTACTTACAAATGATAAGAGATGTAACCGGATTGAACGAAGCTAGAGATGGTAGTATGCCAGACGATAGAGCCCTGGTAGGAATACAAAAAATAGCAGCTGCTAACTCAAATGTAGCAACTAGACATATACTAGATTCTGGTTTGTTTTTAACTGCTGAAGTAGCAGAGCAATTATCACTTAGAATATCTGACATTATAGAATATTCTCCAACAAAAGATGCTTTTATACAAAGTATTGGTGTTCATAATGTAGCTACGTTAGAAGAGATGTCTGATCTTTACCTGTATGACTTCGGTATATTTATAGAATTAATGCCAGACGACGAGCAAAAAGCTATGCTTGAAAATAACATACAAATGTCGCTGCAACAGCAGACTATTGATTTAGAAGATGCTATTGATATTAGAGAAATAAATAATGTTAAGTTAGCTAATCAAGTTCTTAAAATTCGTAGAAAAAAGAAAATGGAACAAGATCAGTTACTTAAACAGCAAAACATGCAAGCGCAAGCTCAAGCAAACGCACAGCAACAGCAAGCAGCAGCGCAAATGGAAGTTCAAAAACAACAAGCGTTATCACAGTCACAAGCGCAGTTAGAACAACTAAAATCACAGCTTGAGATGCAAAAGATGCAACAAGAAATACAAGCTAAACAACAGTTAATGGCTTTAGAGTTTGAGTTTAATATGAGATTAAAAGGCATTGAAACTGAAAACTTAAAAACAAGAGAAAAAGAAAAAGAAGATCGTAAAGATGAAAGAACTAGAATACAAGCTAGTCAACAGTCTGAATTAATCGAGCAAAGAAAAGGTAACCAACCTGCTAAAAAGTTTGAGTCAGCAGGTAATGATATATTAGGAGGAAGAAGTGTTACTGATATGTCTGGTTTTACACCTAGATAAAAATTATTAATTATTATTATATTATATTATGGCAAAAAAGAAAAAAGAAGAAGTAGTAGAAAATACTACTAAAGACAACGTTACAAAAGTTGATCTTAGTAAAAACAAAATAAAAGAAGATGATAATATCATCAAAGTAGATTTAACTAAAAAACCAGAAGAAAATGCCGTTCCAGAGCAAAGCACAGATGAGGTTCCTGTACGCGACGAATCCGAAACTAGCGAAAAAGTACTCGAAGAAAACGTCGAAACAACAGATGAAAAACCTACCGGAGAAAGTACCGACAACGTTCAAGATGAGCAACCCGTTGTTGAAGAAATTACAGAAGAAGAAGTAAAGCAAGAAGTTGAAGAGCTAGCTGAGCAAGCAGAAGAAGCTGTAGCAGAAGCACAAGAGAGTGGTAAGCCACTTCCAGAAAATATACAAAAACTTGTAGATTTTATGAACGAAACTGGTGGTAGTTTAGAAGATTACGTAAAGTTAAATCAAGATTATTCTCAGTTAGATAATTTATCTTTATTAAAAGAATATTACAAACAAACTAAACCACATCTTAATTCAGAAGAAATAGACTTTATGATGGAAGACTATTTTGCTTTTGATGAAGAAGAAGATACTGATAGAGATATAAAAAGAAAAAAATTAGCTTTGAAAGAGCAAGTTGCTCAAGCAAAGTCGCATTTAGAAAATGCAAAAACCAAGTATTATGAAGAAATACAATATGGTAATAAGTTGACAAATGAACAACAAAAAGCCATTGACTTTTTCAACAGATACAACAAAGAGTCAAAAGAACAGCAAGAAGTAGCTGAAAAACAAACTCGTACTTTTTTAAATAAAACTAATCAATTGTTCAACAAAGACTTCAAAGGTTTTGAATACAACGTTGGCGATAAAAGATTTAGGTATAATATAAAAGATACTGGTTCTGTTAAAGAAAATCAAAGTGACATTAATAATTTTGTTAAGAAGTTCTTAAATAAAAATAATGAAATGGAAGACACCAAAGGCTATCACAAGTCTTTGTTTACAGCAATGAACGCTGATGCTATTGCAAAACACTTTTACGAACAAGGTAAAGCTGATGCTTTAAAAGAAAGTATAGCTAAATCTAAAAACGTTAGTATGGACCCACGACAAGAGTTTAACGGTCAGGTTCAAGCTGGTGGAATAAAAGTAAGAGTGTTAGGTAATAATTCAAATGACTTCAAATTTAAAATTAAAAACAAAAATTAACAATTTAAAATTACAAAATTATGGCAATTACAAATGGAAATAATTTGAATAGTGTGCCTGCTGCAGTAAAGCAAACACTTACTTCAAATTATCTAGATCTCTCGTCTGCAGACAACGCAGGTTGGGGACAACAATACGTGCCGGACTTGATGGAAAAAGAAGCTGAAGTTTTTGGACCAAGAACTATTTCAGGTTTCTTAGCTCAAGTTGGTGCAGAAGAGGCTATGACTGCTGATCAAGTAGTATGGTCTGAGCAAGGTAGATTACATTTATCATACAAAGGTGATATTGACGCTGATAACGTTATAACTGTTCAGTGTGATATTGATGAAAATGGATTTGCTGCAGACGGTTTGTTAACTCACGGTGTTAGATTAAATGATACTGTTATTGTAGCTGCTCCTACTGGAGTATTTAAAGGTGTAGTTACAGGTTTAGGATCTGGTGCAACCGCTGCTGATATTACTGTTGCAACTTATGATGGTTCTACAATACCAACTTCTGGAAACACTGCTGACAAAGGAACTATTCTTTTAGTTTATGGTTCTGAGTTTGCAAAAGGTGTTGGTTACAATGCTGCTGGATCTGCTACTACAGAAGCAAGAACAGCTAACGAGCCAGATTTCAAATCTTTTACTAACAAACCAATCATAATGAAAGATTACTACGAAGTATCAGGTTCTGATGCGTCTAGAATTGGTTGGGTTGAAGTTTCTACTGAAGCTGGTCAATCAGGTTACTTATGGTATTTAAAAGCTGAAGCTGATACTAGAGCTAGATTTACTGATTACATCGAAATGGCAATGTTAGAGTCTGTTAGAGGTTCTGGTACAAATGCTGTTGACACTTTCTTAGGAACACCTGTAGCTGGTAACGATACTTTAGTTGGTACTCAAGGTTTATTTGATGCTATTACTGATAGAGGTAACGTAACTTCTGGTGTAACTGGTGTTAACCCTGCTACTGATTTAGCTGAGTTTGATGCAATACTTGCAGAGTTTGACAAGCAAGGTGCTATTGAAGAGTATATGATGTTTGTTAACAGATCAACTAGCTTAGCTATTGATGACATGTTAGCTTCAATGAACTCTTACGGAGCTGGTGGTACTTCTTACGGAGTATTTAATAACTCTGAAGATATGGCTTTAAATTTAGGTTTCTCAGGATTTAGAAGAGGTTCTTATGACTTCTACAAGTCTGACTTTAGATACTTAAACGATTTAGCTACAAGAGGTGGTATTAACGCAGTTGCTGGATCTGACGCTATTAGAGGTGTTATAATTCCTGCTGGTACTTCTTCAGTTTATGATCAAACTGTTGGAGCTAGTATGAGACGTCCTTTCTTACACGTTAGATTTAGAGCTTCACAAACTGATGATCGAAGAATGAAAACTTGGGTTACTGGTTCTGTAGGCGCTGCTACATCTGCTTTAGATGCAATGCAACTACATTTCTTAACTGAGAGATGTTTAATTACTCAAGGTGCTAATAACTTCATGTTAATGAAGTAAGCATTTTTATAAAAAGACCGGGGCTTCGGCCTCGGCCTTTTATTTTATTAATTTTATTATATATTATATTATGGCAAAGAAAACAAAAAGTACAGAGGTAGAGGTACCTGTTGTTGAAACACCAGTTGTTGAAGCACTAAAACCTAAAAAAGTTGAATCTAAAAAACCAACTTGGGAAATAAAAGACAGGGTTTATAATTTGACTGGAAACAAAAAGCCTTTATCAAGAATGATAAAATCAGCTAATATTTATTGGTTTGATGAAGAAAAAGGATATGAAAGAGAAATTAAGTATTGTCAAAACCAAAACACACCTTTTGTTGACGAAATGAAAGGCGAGCAAAGATTAGCTCACATAATTTTTAGAAATGGTAGTTTGTTTGTAGAAAAATCAAAAACTACATTACAAAAACTATTGTCTCTTTATCATCCAGATAAAAACAAGCTTTATACAGAATATAATCCTGTTAAAGAAGCCGCTGATGATATTGAAATTTTAGAGCTAGAAGCAGATGCTATAGTAATAGCTAGAGAACTAGATATTGATATGGCAGAAGCTATTATGCGTGTAGAAAAAGGTTCTGAAGTGTCTAATATGAGTTCTAAAGAACTTAAAAGAGATTTATTAGTGTTTGCACGAAATAATCCTGCTTTGTTCTTAGAATTAGCCGCTGACGATAATGTGCAACTTAGAAACTTTGGTATTAAAGCTGTTGAACTTGGTATTATTAAATTATCTTCTGATCAAAGAAACTTTTTATGGGGTTCTAACGATAGAAAAATAATGACAGTACCATTTGACGAGCACCCATACACTGCTTTAGCGCATTGGTTTAAAACTGATGAAGGTATGGAAATATATGCAAATATAGAAAAAAGATTAAACTAATCAAACTGTAGAGCGATCGCCTTACGGGGCGATCGTAACTACAAAGTAAAAACAAATTATATGGAATCAAATAAATCAAAAGGTCTAGGAGACTCAATAGAAAAAATAACAAAATTAACCGGAATCAAAAGTTTAGTGCAGATGGGAACTAGAGCTATTGGAAAAAAAGATTGTGGTTGTAATAAAAGAAGAGATGCTTTAAACAAAGCATTTCCTTATAAAAAATAAAAACTAAACAATGGTAAATATAGACACGGTATATCAAAGAGTTTTAGCTTTAGCAAACAAAGAACAAAGAGGCTATATAACACCACAAGAATTTAACTTATTTGCTAATCAAGCTCAGATGGATATATTTGAGCAATATTTTTATGATAGAGCACAGTTTGGTAGAGTGCCTGGTAATAAGACCATGTACGCTGATCCAATAGATATACTTGAAGAAAAAATAGAAATATTTCATGACTCAACTTCTTTAACAGGTAGTGGTAATATTTTTACTTTACCAAGTGATCTTTATAGACTAGCTAGAGTTAATAATCCTGAAAATAGTGCTACTATAGAAAAATTAACTCATCAAAAATTTACAACAGCTAGAAACTCACCTTTAACAGCTCCAACAATATCAAGACCGATTTATTATGTAAAAGGAAATCAAGTTATAGTAAATCCTAATACTATAGAAAACATAAATATAGATTATATAAAAATACCAACGCCAGTTGAGTGGAACGGTTTTGATGCTGGTACTAATCAATTATATAATGAAACAAATAGTGTTAATTTTGAATTACACATATCTGAAGAACCAAATTTAGTTTTAAATATATTAAAGCTAGCTGGTATAGCTATGAAAGACCCTAGTTTATATCAATTAGGCGCAGCAGAAGAAGCAAAAGATATTCAACAAGAAAAACAATAATAAATGGGAATATTAAATCAAACACAATACGATTATTATAACGAACCTTCTAATTTTGGTAATTATCAATTCACTTCTTTAAATGACGTTATAAATCAGTTTATGGTAGCTTATGTTGGTGAAGAAAAAATTATAGGTAAAGCAAGTAGAACAGATATACAGTTTCATGCTATGAGAGCTTTAGCAGAGTTAAGCTTTGATACTTTTAAATCTATAAAATCTCAAGAAATAGAACTGCCACCATCACTTACAATGATACTCCCGCATGATTATGTTAACTACACTAGAGTTTTATGCGTAGATAACGCTGGTATAAAACAACCTTTGTATCCAACTAAACACACGCAAAATCCTTTTAAAATACTTCAAGACAAAGATAAATCTTACGATTTTATAGTACCTTCAACTACCTTGCTTAACAATGGAGACTTTAAGGCCGCTATACCTAATCCTAACGCTTCTGGAGAAGACTGGAATAAAACACCAGCATTTACAGGTAGCGCATCAATAACTTCTGAAGACAAAGTCCACGTAGTAAACGAACAGTTAGTTTTTGAACACGGAAGCACTGCTCCAATTCCAGGTACTACTGATACTACCAGTAGGGCTTATGCTTGTTGGCAAAAAGTTAATGTTGAAGGTATAGATCTAATAGATCTTTCAGCCCTTGGTAAATCAGCGGCTTCAGGTTATAAAAAAGGCGTTGGAACTATTAGAGTTGGAATAAGTACTTTGACATATCCAGGTTTTGATCCTATAACATCTAATCCAAATTTAACAAACAGCACACCTTCTTTAAATAATACTGATGAGATATTTGATTTATATTTAACAAATGGAGATAGAGCTGTTATGACTTTTAACGATGGTTTAAACACAGCTTCTACAAAAACACTAACAGACGTAGACGTTAGTGGCGAAACAGAAGTTTTTGTTTTAATAACTAGTTTTATAGAAAATTTCGATTTTGATTCTGGTTTGTCTACTAATAGTCAAAATATTGTAGACGATGTTGTTATAAGTTGCGATGCTTTGTCTGAAACGTTAATTGAAGGCGGCGAGTCTACAACTTGGAGTAATTATAAATCAGCAAAGCCTAGCGAAAATCAACAGCACGATTACGATTATGACGACCATATATTTGAAGCTAACGTTGGTAGAAGATATGGTTTGGAGCCTAGTCACG